ATGTAACTGGTGATGTAACTGGTCAACTTACAGCACAAAACATCCGAGTTGGTGTTACAGGTGCTAACGAGATTGATACAACAAGCGGTGGATTAACAATTGATTCAGCAGGCGGAACAGTTACAGTTGATGATAACTTGATTGTTAGCGGTAACTTTACTGTAAACGGCACTACAACAACAGTAAGTACAACAAACACTGTAGTTTCAGACAACCTTATGGAATTAAACAACGGTGCGGGAAGTAACGCTAACGACAGTGGTATTGTTATTGAGCGTGGTAGTACAGGCGATAACGCATTTATGGGTTGGGACGAGTCAGCTGATAAGTTTATTGTTGGTACAACAACAGCAACTGGTGCAAGCACAGGTGATTTAACAATTGCTACTGGAACACTTGTTGCAAACCTAGAAGGTGATGTAACTGGTGATGTAACTGGTAATGCAGATACAGCAACAACAGCAACAACAGCAACAACAGCAACAAATGTTACTGCGACTGCAAACGACGCAACAAATGAGACTGTATACGTCACATTTGTTGACGGTGTAAGTGGTGGTCAAGGTATTGAGACTGACACTGGATTAACTTATAATCCAAGTACTAACACATTAACAACCTCAGTATTCTCTGGTACTGCTACAACAGCACAATACGCTGACTTGGCAGAGATGTACGCTAGTGATACAGAGATTGAAGCAGGTACAGTGGTACACTTTGCTGGTCACGGCAAAGTAGCAGTTTGTGATGTTGATATGTGTTCTAAAGTTGCAGGTATTGTTTCGACAGATCCTGCTCACTTGATGAACAGCGCACAGGAAGGCACACCTTTAGCATTAGCTGGTCGAGTACCATGTAAAGTCGTTGGACCTGTTAACGCAGGTGACTTGATGGTGTCAGCAGGCGGTGGCAAAGCTAGGGCAGAAGCAAACCCAAGTTTAGGCACAGTTATTGGTAAAGCAATTGAAGATTTCTCAGGCGAAGGGGAAGGCGTGATAGAAGTTCTAGCATTAATGATGTAAGACTTCTAAATGTAGTGGGTAAGAGGGGGGACAAATGTTCCCCCTTTTATTTTGGATAGTAAATACATGTAACTTTCAAGAGACTAATAATATGGGATTAACAAGACCTAAGGCGTCGCAGATTAATTTTGACCTAACAAATATCAGCGACCCTGTAATACGACTAAATTCAGACAAAACAGGCGCCAACGACACAGACGTTGGTTTTATATTTGAGCGTGGATCAACAGGTGATAATGCCGTTTTTGTATGGGACGAGAGTGCAGGTAGTTTTGTTGTGGGGACTACTACAGCAACAGGCACAAGCACAGGTAATTTAACAATTACTACTGGAACACTTGTTGCAAATCTAGAAGGTAATGTGACTGGTAATGCAGATACAGCAACAACAGCAACAAATGTTACTGCAACTGCAAACAACGCAACAGATGAGACTGTATACGTCACATTTGTTGATGCGCAAACTGGTTCTCAGGAAATAGAAACTGATGTTGGATTGTATTACAATCCAAGTACTAACACGTTAACAACCTCAGTATTCGATGGTACATCAACGTCAGCTCAGTACGCTGACTTGGCTGAGCTCTATGTATCTGATGTTCAGTATGAACCAGGAACAGTTTTAATATTTGGTGGAGAACATGAAGTTACCTTAAGCAAAAGTCCAAAAAGTAATAAGGTAGCAGGGGTTGTATCTACTGCACCGGGTATTCTTATGAACAAAGACTGCGTTGGAGACTACGTAGTCGTATTAGCATTAGCTGGTCGAGTACCATGTAAAGTAAAAGGTAAAGTTACTAAAGGTAGTATGATGGTTACCAGCAACATCGAAGGCGTTGCTGTAGCAAACAACAATCCTGCTATAGGAACAGTAATAGGAAAAGCACTGGAAGAGTACAACTCTGACGAAGTTGGTGTGATTGAGGTTGTAGTGGGTAGACTCTAATGCAAAAACTCTATCGTACCAACTACGAAGGTGAGTTTGTAGTAGACGGATTTACTGTTCAAGGTGGCACACGCACTGAAAATCGAGTCTTTATACCAAACACTATAGTTAACAATGCACATACTACAAATGCGATTGTAATTGGCAACGGTATCTCTAGAGCTAAACTAAATCTTAAAAAAATAGAAAATCATAGTGGCGGACATCTGGGTAAGCATCGTTTACAAAGTTATGGATGCAACGCAGTCTACCGGGATATGTCACCTGACTTTTTAATTAGCACTAATAATTTTATGGTAACTGAGCTTGTAAACAGCGGTTACACGAAGGATCATATAGTTTTAGCCAATGCTACAAATTGTAGGATGCATGCTGGGGAGTTACATCTTATCCCGTATGGCATTAACATAAGCGCAGGTGCAATGGCTACATATATGGCATGTTTTGACGGACATAAAAAAATATACCTACTTGGTTTTGATAATCATAACGGTATAAACAACAACAACATTTATGCTGGTACAAAAAACTATCAAGATTCTTCATATCCTGCGAGAAGTCAAAAATGGGAAGGGCAAATGACTCGGTTATTCAACACTTACGACGACGTAGATTTTGTCTGGATACTAGGAGGCACAACTATTTTTCCAGAAGAATGGAAATATTGTCTTAACTTAAGACAGGCATCTCAGCGAGATCTTGTGCTAGAAGCAGACCTATAATACTTGTTTTATAGTTTCTAGTTTTTCTTTAACCACATCAAAATTAAATGTTTTCCAAACACCTGGGTGTAACGGCTTAGGATGATCTTCTATGTGTACCCAACAATACCCTTTGTGTTCGTGGTTTAGTATGGGCGTAAACTCAGTTGCAACGGACAGTAGTACTGTGTGATATACAAATTTTTGATTTTCGCTAGTAAACGTCTCTATGGGTATAATTTTATCATATATGATCTTTTGACCCAATTCTTCTTCGCACTCACGCTCTAGTGCCTGTACTGTAGACTCACCGCTCTCAAATTTGCCACCAGGAAGACCCCACGTGTTGCCGTAACTGCACTTATCTCTTAACAAGAATAAGTATCTTCCAGTATTATTTGATCTTACTAATGCACCACAACTGTTTATATTGCGAGGCTCCAAAAGCCCTCCTTGTATTGACCTTCATAAGACCTAACCCACGTTGAGCCAGTCCACTTAAATTGATAATTCGTATTTAGGTTGCTTACATAATGTATGCCTGCTTCGGTGCTTGCGTCAAAACTAACAGACCAACGACTGCCATCGTATTCAATAATATCATTTTTCCCAGCAATTGGATCGTCAGTACTGCTGTCTGGCTCTAGGCCTTTCCAGGCATCTGCACCGTCAAAATTGTTGGCATCACCTATAGCATTAATAAGCAAATATCTAGTACCTGCGGTAGGAGCACTTAAGACACTGTTTGGTCCTACTCTTTCCGGATCTATAATTGCGTTTACGGGATTAATGTCATTTGTTGGCACTGTATCCTCATCTATTGTGACCAGCAACAAACTTTCATCTGTGGGGTGTAATGCTACTGTGCCCACAACTTCGGACCCGTTTTCGTCAGTTTCAAGTCTAATTTGACTGATTCCGGCCCTTAACTCTCCAAAAAGGTTAATAAAACTAGGCCAATCAGTCCTAGTGCCTACTTTAGTTACAGTAGTGTCTCCTATACTGCTAGTGGCTTCTGTAACGGTGTCTTCTAACTTCAGTAACTGCGCCTGCCCGTTGAGGTATAATACCCCATAGTTTTGAGGAGAGATTCTTTTTCGTGTTATTAAGTTGCCAACATCTTGAAATAAACTAGGATCAAATTCACCTTGCATATCCCATATACCAGTGGCAATCCGTTCAATAACACCAAGTTTTTTAACTTTAGCAGGTGCGCTTATAAAGATAGGTATCTCAAATGTTAGTGTAGCATAATCAATATTATCGTCTACGCCTTGCGGTATCGACCTATTAGTCCACAATGTATCTATTAGGTTTACAGTACTTAGACTAGTCCAGTCAACATAATTGTCTGTGCTTTGTATTTCTAAACTAGGGTTAAACAATACCAGCATTTGTTCCAGTATCTGTAATTTTTGTTCTGTGTTACTTGTCCATATATCTGCTTTTAATGTCAGTCTATACGGTACAGGCATCATTCGCTCAATAGTAAATGCATTGCCTTGTATGTTTAAGTAACTGTCTGTATCTGGGTCGTACTTGCGTTCCCTAACTCCAATCTTACTAATAAAGTTTGGTTCTTGTACACGTTGTCTGTCGTACTGTAAGCCACTTATGTAGCAACTAATCATTGGCACATTCGACATTGTGTTTTCGCTGTTGCCACGCAGTATCTGCGAACCCTGTCTTGAAACGTCACCGTATCGTACAGGCACTCTCTGTAAAACTCTGGAATTGTTTTCGTCCTTGCCAAACTGTACTTCAAAATTTGATAAGACCCTTATAAATTGCAATAAGAATCTACGTATTTGTTCATCATAAAAAAATGCTTGAGACATTATTCGTTATCTGCCTTAGGTGTGAGTACATCGCTGAGTCCTTGACGCTCGTCATACGTCTTGCCGTCAATCGTTGTATATGTGTTAGCGTTATTAACAAACCCGCTACGTTGTGTTTGATTGCTTGCACCTGGTGTAAGACTTGTTCTAACATCGTCCTCAACCTTAACCCAACGTGTTCCGTCGTATCTAAACAAGCGATTTGGTTTGTAGTCTAAGCGTAGTGCAAAGTCGCCTTGCACAGGATTTGTTGGGAATGTAGTGCCTGAGCTTACTGGGAAGCCATTTGGTGCTAATCCATCGCCAGCCAAGTACCCTTGTGTATCACGTCTTGGCGTTACACGAGTTAGGTCTGAACTGTTTACAGAATCATCACTTGCCAGACTTGTATCATCAGCAGTCTTACCTTTAGGATTAAGGGCTTTACCGTTTTCGTCAGTAGGCACTACATAGAATCTACTGGTATCATAACCGCTTTCAGGAACTTCCGCTTCTGCCTGTGCAACAATAGCGTCATTAATTTCAATATTCTTATTGTATTGACTTAGTAAGTCTGACAGAGATGTGTCCGAACCTGTTGGATTATACTCCTCGTCAGTACTACCCTTAATCTTATTAATAATATCCTTGTATTCTTGACTGTCCACTAGCGGTGTTACTTTACACCGCCATAAGTGACTCCACCAACTAGCACCAAAGCCTTGTGCGTCCCTAGTTGCGTCTTGTATAACATAATATCTTTTAAGCGTGGCAGGTACTTCGTCGTCAAGTGGATGATAGTCTACTAAGTTTTGAAACTCTAAGACGTCACCATTCATGAGCTTACGTCCTAGTATATTAATCATTTGGTTATAGTGGAATGTTATGAAGACAGTATCACCCGCATTCATTAAACCAAACTGTGTTAAATCAAAGTCTTGACTTACGGGGGAGTAAACACCACGCATATTGTAAATGCTGGTATCATACTTGCGGTCTCTGTTCTCTAAGAACAAGAAATCCTGTATGTTTTTTTCACTTTGATTAGTGTAGTTTGGTGCTGTCGCATCTGCTAGATCACCCGTTTCTCCACTAGCCGCATCTGGACCTAAATATTTGTGTACATTTATACCAACCCCACCCACCGTAAACATCTCGTTGATGTTCTGATCAAAGAATTTGTAGTCTGCGGTATGCTTACCGTCTTTCCATAAGCTAAGTCTGGGCACTATTTTAGTCCTTATTGCTATATTTAGCTGATTGACAACTGGTCGGAATGGTTGTATAATATATGATAACTAATAAAAACAGTGAGGATATTATGGCAAAGGCAAGATTTGAGGTACCTAAATTAAGCAAACTTAAGTTTGATGCTGACCTAATTGCTACCTGGGCACCAGAAGAACGAAAACATCAAGTTGGTAAGTTCTTAAATCATTATGGATATTCATATAGTATAAAAGAGTTAAAGAAACACATAGCGAGGTGGATGCAAAGTACACTTGAGTACGATCCAAAAGATGTTGCTAATTTAGTTTCTGGACCAGATGGTTGGTTTCCTGGTACCTTAGGGCGTTTGGGCAAAGCCCGGTCTGATGGGTGGGTGTTTGATAAGCATGAACTTGCGTATATTAAGACTGAAATTAAACATTACCTAACAAAGTGTCTTGTTAACGCTGAGGTCTCTCCTGGTCCTGCAGTAGGCAAGACACTGCCTGAGCTCACTATTCAGGATAGAATTAAACTAAAAATTAACGAACATATCGGACACTTTGAAGAACAACAGGATTTATTAGCAACCAAGAGTAAGGTTGATCCTGAAGCATTCGCCTATTTAAAGAAAGAGAATGTGTCACAGAATATGCTTACTAGCATAGCACAACCTTTCATTGAGCGTATGATTGAATGGCAGGAAGCCAAAGCAGGTACTTGTGAGGATCTTAAAGAAGGATACAGTCACTGGCAAGCAAAGGATTACAAAAAGTACTTTGCTTTTGTTGAAGCAATACTAGCAGACATCGAAGCCTACGCTAAAACTAAAAAGGCTGTTAAGGTTAATAGGGTTAAGAAAGCACCCAACAAGCAGAAGATTGTTAGTAAAGTCAAGTATGCTAAAGACAATACACAATATAAGATTGCTAGTGTAGATCCTTTACAAATTATAGGTGCAACTGAGTTGTATGTGTTTAATGTTAAGACACGAAAACTAGGCAAGTACGTAGCTGACGAACATATGGCTACATTAAATGTTAAAGGCACAACTATTACAGGGTTCGATACACAAACAAGTACACAAAAGACTTTACGTAAGCCTGAAAGACAGTTGCCTGACTTTATGGGATCCAGTAAAACAGCAAAGCGCAAGTTTTTACAGGGTATTAAGAGTGTAGAGATACCATGTAATGGTAGGTTAAACTCTGACACTATTCTATTACATGTACAATAAATACATGTAACAGGATTATATAATGGCCACACTTATAGAAAAACGACAAGAAATAGAAGAGTACATTAACCTAAGACTAGGTGGTCAGATGGTTGATGTTGAGTTAGATAAGGAGCATTATGACCTTGCTATTAATAGGTCACTAACGAGATATAGACAGCGAGCTGAAAATTCTCAGGAGGAAAGTCATGCTTTCCTAGCTCTAAACAAAGATCAAAATGAGTACATACTACCTAGTGAAATACAAGAAGTACGTCAAGTGTTCAGACGTGGTATAGGTAGTACATCAGGCACAACAGCAAGCCAGTTTGAACCGTTCTCTAGCGGGTACCTTAACACATATATGTTAGTTGCTGGTAGAGTAGGTGGTTTATTAAACTATGAATTGTTTTCACAATATCAAGAATTAGCAATGAAAATGTTTGGTGGATTTATTAACTTTACATTTGACAGAAGTACAAAAAAACTTACTATTGTGCGTAAGGTCCCACAGGGCGGCGAAGACGTGTTACTTTGGACATATAACTTTAAACCAGATATAACTATACTCAATGACCATATGATTTTTCCCTGGGTACAAGATTATTCTTTAGCACTTGCAAAACACATGTTAGGTGAGGCAAGAGAAAAGTTTGCACAGATTGCTGGACCGCAAGGTGGCACCAGTTTAAACGGTGCAAGTTTAAAGAGCGAAGCACAAATGGAAATGCAAACACTAGAGCTTGAAATTCAGAACCAGATGACTGGCACTCAGCCAATGTGGTGGGTTACCGGCTAGCCTTTTGTATACTTTTGTACTATAATAACTAGATGCAAAAATAAATTATGCCTAAAATTGCCGACTTAGAAGTTACCCCAAATCCAAACGCTAGGAAATTTGTACTTATATTATGAATACAGCAATTGATAACATTGTGAATCAGCCGTACAAGGCTGGATTCCACACCGAAATCGAGACGGATTCAATGGCTCGTGGTTTGAGCGAAGATGTTATTCGAACGATATCGAGCAAGAAGAATGAGCCAGATTGGTTGTTAGAGTTTCGTCTTAATGCTTACCGTCATTGGTTGACGATGACAGAGCCAAAATGGCCAAACGTGAGATATCCAAAAATTGATTTTCAGGACATAATTTATTATTCGGCACCGAAGTCTAAGGCGACCAAGAAGTCCATGGATGAGGTCGATCCAGAGTTATTGAAAACTTTTGAGAAGCTTGGTATTCCTATGAATGAGCGTGCGGCTTTGGCAGGCGTTGCTGTGGATGTTGTTTTTGATAGTGTTTCTGTAACGACCACCTATAAAGAAAAGTTAGCGGAATACGGGATCATATTTTGCTCGTTCTCGGAGGCGGTCAGAGACCATCCAGATCTGATTAAGAAGTACCTTGGCAGCGTTGTTCCTTATACCGATAATTTTTATTCTGCATTAAATTCAGCGGTTTTTACGGACGGTTCGTTTTGTTACATCCCCAAAGGTGTGAAGTGTCCGATGGATCTGTCGACTTACTTTCGCATCAATACTCAGGACTCGGGTCAGTTTGAAAGGACTCTGATTGTCGCAGAAGAGGGCAGTCAGGTGTGTTACCTAGAGGGTTGCACCGCACCTCAATTTGACACGAATCAATTGCATGCGGCGGTGGTTGAGCTCATTGCTCTTGATGATGCGGATATTAAGTATTCCACTGTGCAAAATTGGTATGCCGGAGATGAAAATGGCGTTGGTGGTATCTTTAATTTTGTGACTAAGCGAGGATTGTGCAAAGGTAAAAACTCCAAGATATCTTGGACCCAAGTGGAGACTGGATCAGCGGTGACTTGGAAATACCCCTCGTGTATTCTTCTTGGCGATAATTCGGTGGGTGAGTTTTACTCCGTAGCGCTTACTAATCACATGCAACAAGCGGACACTGGAACAAAGATGTTCCATATTGGCAAGAATACCCGCAGCCGCATTATCAGTAAGGGTATTTCAGCGGGAAAATCTAATAATAGTTATCGTGGTTTGGTGAAGGTGTCACCTAAAGCCGATGGCGCTCGTAACTATTCTCAATGCGACTCTATGTTGATTGGCGATCTTTGTGGTGCCAATACATTCCCTTACATCGAGGTCGCCAACAAGAGCTCGATCGTAGAGCATGAGGCAAGCACATCAAAAATTGGTGAAGAGCAGATGTTTTATTTTTCGAGTCGAGGTATCGGTTCTGAAGAAGCTGTTTCTATGATTATTAATGGATTCGTTAGAGATGTATTTATGCACTTGCCCATGGAGTTCGCGGTCGAGGCAACAAAATTACTCGGCTTAAAACTGGAAGGAAGTGTTGGATGATTATAAAGAATGCAGAAACGATCCTAAGTGTACATAACCTCGTCGCTAGTATTGATGGCACTCAAAAAACTTAAGTAAAAAAATTATGCCTAAAATTGCCGACTTAGCAGTTACGCCGAATCCAAACGCTAGGAAATTCGTACTCAAAGAACCTATAACCTATGGTGTGGCCAAGTCATATGAGTCAGCGGAAGAAGCGGTTGGGGATGAACTTGCGTCTAGTTTGTTTCAAATAGAGAGTGTGGTATCTGTTTTTTATGTCGATAATTGGATTACGGTGACGCAAGACGGCAGTGCTGATTGGAAAGATTTGATGCGCTCTTTGGCCGAACCAATTCGTTTGGCCCCTGTTGCAACTCAGGTTTCGGAGGAAGCATCGAAAACTGCCACATGGCTTCAAACGGATGAATCCAGTCTTTCCGAAACGGAACGGGCTCAGCTTGTGCAAATCAATGAATTGCTAGATGACCGTGTGAGGCCATACCTTCAAAGTGATGGCGGTGATCTCTATGTTGTAGGCTTAGAGGATAACGTTTTAAGTGTCCATTATCAGGGCGCATGTGGTAGTTGCCCCAGTTCCTTATCTGGAACACTCGCTGGTATTGCCAGTTTAGTAAGGGAAATCGATCCTAACATCGAAGTTGTAGCGGTATAAGCTAGAACTGAATGACTTGAGCAACTGGCTAATTTTTCTGTTTAATTTTATTTCTACTTGTGTTATAATCTATCTATGATTATAGGAATATGTGGGCTGATTGGAACCGGCAAAGACACCGTTGCAGATTACTTGGTAAATTTTCATGGTTACAGACGTGATAGTTTTGCTAACCCACTTAAAGATGCTGTTAGTACAATATTTGGTTGGGATAGAGATCTTGTGGAAGGCCGTACAACAATGGCTCGCCAATGGCGTGAGCAAGTTGACGAATGGTGGTCGCAAAGACTAGGCATACCCAACTTAACTCCTCGTTATGTCTTACAACAGTGGGGTACCGAAGTTGTGCGTAAGAGCTTTCACGATGATACCTGGATTGCAAGTTTAGAAAACAAAATACGTAAAAGTAAAGACGACTCTGTTATTACAGATTGTAGGTTTCCTAACGAGATAAAAATGATTAAAGGTCTGGGCGGCAAAGTTCTCCGTGTTAAACGTGGGGAAGATCCTGTATGGTACAATACCGCAATAGCCGCCAATAACGGGGACAAACAAGCAGAGGATCAGATGCACACCCACTTTAAGGTACACATTAGCGAATGGGCGTGGGCAAGTGCAGACTTTAATTATACTGTATTAAACAACGGCAGTATAGATGAGCTATATGAAGTACTTAAAAATCTGGTAGTATCTCACTAGGTCGCCAACCTAGGTTCATATTACTTATATCAACTCCGCAATTTAAACACACACTGATTAGGTTACTCTTATTGTTGTTGCCTAAATCTCCATCCACGTGCCAGACCATAATTTGTGCCTTGCTTTTAGAGTTGAATCCGCACTTCTCACATTGACTCTTTTTCTTATATCCTGCTTGGTGCCACGCAGGTATTTTTGAAGGTTCTTTTCTACGAAGCCTAATACAAGAATCGCACCTAGATCTATAGTAAATCTTGTCGTGTTTTTTGTAGTTTACAGCTACTTGGTTCCTATTACAGGCTGGGCATATTCTGCGTTGCATGTAGTTATTTAATAGATACCTTTAAAAGGGCGACTAATAGGTGCCATTTTGCTTATAATCAATAAATACTACTAATTAACATATTGAGGATTATTACAATGGCATTAATTTCACCTGGAGTAGATGTAACTGTTACTGACGAGAGTAACTATGCGCCAAATCAATTGGGGACTATCCCTTTAATTGTTTTAGCCACAGCACAGGACAAATTAAACACTTCTAGCGTAACAGCAATAGCAACTACCGCCGCAAATGCAGGCAAGTTAGTAGCCGCTACAAGTCAGAGAGAATTAACAAGCCTATTCGGTACTCCAACATTCTATAAGACAAGTTCAGGAACCCCTATTCATGGTTATGATATTAATGAATATGGATTGATGACTGCTTATAGTTTACTAGGTGTATCCAATAGAGTTTATTGCATCAGAGCAAATGTAAACACAGCCGAATTAGTTGGAACAACAGTACGTCCTACTGGAAGCCCATCTAATGGAACTTATTGGTTAGATTTAACAGACACTCTATGGGGCATTTTTGAATGGAATAGTGCTACACAGGCATTTACTAACAAAGTGCCTACAATTTTAGCAAGCACCTCAGATTTAAGTGGTGGTGTACCTAAAACAAGTATTGGTAGCATTGGCGATTATGCCGTGGTTACAACAAATACAAACAATCCAATTTACTACAAGAAGTACAATAATACTTGGGTACTAGTAGGCAGCATAGGTTGGCAGACTTCTAGCCCAACTATTGCGGCAACAACTGCTAACCCAACACTAACTTCTTCAAACGCAGTTATCATTAACGGCTCAACAGTTACGTTAACTGGAACAACAGTTTCTAGTTTGGTAAGCGATATTAATACTGCATCGGTTACTGGTATTACAGCATACGCTAGTGCCACAACCGGCATACTGCATATTTTTGCAGACGCCACTACAACATCAGATGGCAGTACAGCAGACGGTGCAATTATTATTAGTAACAGTGTAGGAACCCCATTAGCAGATTTAGGCATCACAGCAGGTACGTTCTACAGACCAGCACTAGCTCAGACAGCTCATACAAGTGTTCCTACTTGGAAGACTAACGATACAGCTTCTAGACCAACAGGAAGTGTTTGGATTAAAACAACCACTGCTAATGTTGGTGCAAGTTTTGACGCTAGTGTTTACTCTAGCACAACAGATGCATTCTCAGCAGTAAGTGCTCCTGTTTACGAAAACGACCAGTCAGCAAACGCAACTCTGGATGCTACTGGTGGTGGTAAAAACATTGGTGCTAGTAGTGTTTACGTACAATACGATGCACTAGAAGATGACTCAGCTACTTACAAGCTATATAAGCGTTCAGCAACTGGTAGCACCACAATTACAGGTAGTGTTGCTAACCCAGTACTAACAGCCACTAACACATTTACTATTCAGCAGAGTGTGCCAGCCAGTAGCACACTAAGCACAGCACAAACAGTTACACTAAGTGGTACTGATGCGGCGTCTTTGGTGTCAGATCTACTAGCATTAGGACTATCACAAATTACTGCTAGTGTAAACAGTGCAGGTAAAATTGTTATTAACCACACAGGTGGTGGCGTTATAGTATTAAAGAATACTGCAGGAACACCGTTAACAACTGCTGGTATTACAACTTCATTATCAAACGTTAAAGCGGGAAATAATTCAGACTTGGTTGCAAGTAACTGGATCCCATTAACATACACAGCAAGTTTAGCAGTACCAAGCGCAGATCCTGTAACAGGTACACTTTGGTACTATAACGCTGTTGATGATGTTGACATTATGATACATAACGGGACAGACTGGAAAGGGTACCAGACACTAGCCGCTGATGCAAGGGGCTATGATTTAACTGCTACTGATCCAGATGGTGTTATTGTCGCCGCAAGTGAACCAATTGCACAGTCAGATGCATCAGCACTAGTAAGTGGAGACCTTTGGTTAGATACAAGCGATTTAGAGAACTATCCTAACCTTTACAGATACGATGCTACTGATTCTAATTGGACATTGATTGATAATTCAGATCAAACATCAGAGAACGGTATTTTGTTTGCAGATGCACGTTGGGACACAGACGGAACAACAAATCCAATTACTGGTGACATCCCACTAATTACAAGTTTGTTGGCATCTAACTATACAGACTTAGATGTTCCAAGTGCCGCACTTTATCCACGTGGAACTTTATTGTTTAATACACGTAGAAGTGGTTACTTAGTTAAAGAGTTTAAGAACGACTACTTTAATTCAGATGACTTTGCAGGATCTTTACCAACAATTAAAGATGCTTGGGTTAATAAGGCAGGCAACAAGTCAGACGGCTCACCTTACATGGGTAGAAAAGCAGTCAGACAGGTTGTGGTAGCCGCAATGAAGTCTGCATTAGACAGTAACACAGAGATCAGAGAAGAGCAACAGGTATATAACTTAATTGCCGCTCCTGGCTATGAAGAGTTAACTGCTAATATGATTAGTCTAAATAACGATAGACGTAACACCGCATTTATTGTTGCAGACACCCCAATTAGACTTGCCCCAAGTGCTACTGAAATAAGCAACTATAATAATAACACTGGCACATGGTTCGGCGAAGGCGCAACATCAACTGATGCCTATGTTGGGTTATATTATCCATCAGGACAGAGTACTGATTTATCAGGTAGCACTATTGTTGTTCCACCAAGTCATATGGCATTACGCACAATGATCAGAAGTGACGATGTGAGCTTCCCTTGGTTTGCACCAGCAGGTACGAAACGAGGTCTAGTTGACAACGCCACACAACTTGGTTATGTTAGTTCATCCACTGGTGAGTTTGTGTTAGCAGGCTTAACAGAAGGTGTAAGAGATAGTCTATATGAAAATAAGATTAATCCAATTACATTCCTTCCAGGAATTGGTTTAACAATTTATGGTCAAAAAACACGTGATCCAAACGCACCAAGTTCACTTGATAGAATTAATGTTGCAAGACTTGTTGTTTATATGAGAACTAACTTAAACACATTAGCAAAACCGTTTGTGTTTGAGCCCAACGACAAGTTAACTAGAGACGAAATTAAACAAATCGTCGAACAGTTATGTAACGACTTGGTTGCTAAGAGAGCATTAAGCGACTATGTTGTTGTATGTGATGAAACAAACAACACACCAGTTAGGATTGATAGAAACGAACTATACGTAGACGTTGCTATTGAGCCAGTTAAGTCTGCTGAATTTATCTTTGTTCCAATTAGATTGAAGAACACAGGTGAGATTGCAGGAACTAGTGTATAATTAAAGTACGCATATAATGAGAGCCACTAGGCTCTCATTAATGCAGTAGTATACGATAAATACTACTAATTAGGAGACAGAAAAATGGCAGTAGCAAGTTTAAACAAATTTACGGTACCTTTAGCTAGTGACCAATCAGCAAGTACACAAGGCTTGTTGATGCCAAAATTAAAGTATCGCTTTAGAGTGAGCTTTGAAAACTTTGGCATTACAACTCCACGTAGTGAGCTAACAAAACAAGTTATAGATTTTATGCGACCAACAGTTTCACAAGAACGTATGGAAATTCCAATTTATAACTCTAGAATTTACTTAGGTGGACGCCCGACCTGGGAGACAACCACAGTTAACCTGCGTGATGACGCCCAGGGTAATGTTTCCAAACTAGTTGGCGAGCAGATGCAAAAGCAATATGACTTTATGGAACAGTCTAGTGCGGCATCAGGCATTGACTACAAGTTTATTACAAGATGTGAAATATTAGATGGTGGTAATGGTGCATTTACTCCAACATCATTAGAGACCTGGGAACTGTATGGCTGCTTTTTAACTAACGTAGCATACGGTGATGTATCATACGGTAGTGATGAACCAATAAGTATTCAGATGACAATTAGTTTTGACAACGCAATACAGACTCCACTTGGAACTGGTATTGGTACATTGGTTGGAAGAACAATAGGTCAGACAATTACAGGTTAATTTTAGTATTTTAGCAGAATTAAAAAGCAGGGTATAAAACCCCTGTTTTTTTATGGATAAATAATAGTATGGCAAATTTATTATCTGGAGTATTCCAAAAAGCGTTAGGATCAGCTAGTTCTGTTATTAAAGCAGGCACTGGGTTAAATGTTACTGACAGTTTGGGAAAGCAATTTAAAAGTTTAGCAGACGCCGCAACTACTGCTGATTATATTAAGGACTTCAAACACGGACAACGAATGTTTGGAGACAACAACTTTGCGCTGGCTCCAAAACACAGTGCTCTGTTCCATGTTAACATAGAGCTAAACCCAGCATTTAATCCATTGACCAACGAAGAATCCATAGAGTTGGGTATGTTGGCAAAAAATGTAACATTGCCTGGATTTGCTTATGATACAGAGCAGTTACATGCGTATAACAGAAAAGTAAACATTCAGACTAAAGTTAATTACGATCCTGTTACGATAGAATTTCACGACGACACGATTAACTTAACAAAAAAGTTTCATGAGCTTTACCTTAAACATTACTTTAGAGACGATGACCACGAGAATGCTGTATATGATCCCAGTTTAAGTGTATATGGTAATAGAACAACTGACAAATGGGGTTATAGCCAAGCTGGAGACGTACAGGGAAACTTTATTGCTAGGATAAATGTATATAGTTTAAGTCAAAAGACTTTTACACATTATGTTGTGGAAAACCCCATAATACAATCATTTAAACATGGCAATCATAATTACTCAGGTGAGTCCTTTATGTCTAGCACAATGACGGTGATGCCTGAACAAATTAGGTACATTGGAGAAGGCATAGTAACAAGTGACCAAGTTAGAGGGTTTGGTATTATACATTATGATACTGTTCCGAGTCCACTACAATCATTGGGTGGCAGAGATACTATTATAGGCAAAGGTGGTGTGTTTAACACCATTGGCGGTATAGGTGATAAGATTGCATCTGGTAACTTCTTAAGTGCCGCCTTAGATGCATATAGGGCTCGTGATACTTTTAAAAATGCTGATCTTAAAAAAACAGCCCTAAGGGACATCACAGGCTTAGCCACAGACGTATTGCGTGGCAACAACACACAGGGAAAATACTTCTTTCCTTCAGTCAGCAACTTAGTCGATAAATTTGGCCCAAGCGAGGGCAAGTCTACACCTTCCAGCTCGTCGAATAGTGATATAGTCGGCTCAAGTCCTGCAGGACAAAATGTAGGATCAGACAACAGTTTTGCTGAGAACAAAGATGCTCGCCGCAATGAACAAATAAACAGAGCGGCAGGACAAGCATCTAACATTAGAACTATATAAGGATTTCAAATGGCAATACCATCCAATTTACCCAACCTTAAAGCAGAATCTACGCCCAATTACTTTAAAAACTTTTTTGTTAAGGAAGGCTACGTTACTGACAACCAATACGAAGCACTAATTGGATTGCTTATGAAAAGAACAGCGAACAAAGAGTCCGCTGAGAACTTAGCAGGAGCAATTATACAAGGCTCATCCCAGCAAGACATCTCGTTTAACGAATTATTTGATTACATTAAAAAAGCAAATACCATAGAGTTAGATGCGTTTTTAGCTTTTTTCCTTAATAATACTCGTGTGGGAACTAGTTATCTTGGCATAAGTAATCCAGGAAATCAAAATCCATATGTCTTACGCACTATTTTGGTATGACCAAATATGCACAAGGCAAATTTCATCCAAAAAACGCAAAAAAATATTTAGGCAGACAATTACCAACTTACCGCAGTAGTTGGGAACAACGTTTTATGATGTTCTGCGACACTAATCCTAGTGTTATAAGTTGGGCCAGTGAGCCTGTTAAAATACCTTACTTTAATCCTGTTAAAAACAAGCAAACAATATACGTGCCAGACTTTTTAATAGAATATATAGATAGGAACAAACAGAACCACAAAGAGTTAATTGAAATAAAACCCAGTAATCAAACACTGTTTGAAAAAACTCGCAGTCAGCGTAATAAAGTAGCCTGGGTCATTAATCAGGCAAAGTGGCAAGCCGCAGAAACGTGGTGCAATCACTACGGAATAGTATTCCGCATACTGGGTGAAAATGAACTGTTCCACAATGGACGCAGTAAATAAAAGTATGACAAAAAAGTTAGAAGAGATATTTAATATTACTACTGATGACGTTTCAGAAGAAGAATCAGAAAAGTCTATCCCGGTAAGGAAGGCGTTTATTGATGATATTAATAGTGCAATTGACAAGATAGACATAGCACTACCTAGGGTTAGAGACCTAGATGATACCAGCGATAGAGAGTTAGATGCCCTAGCAGACTTAGCGACAGACAAATTCAACGATCTAATGGATCTTGGTATGAATGTTGATAGTCGCTTCAGCGGTAACATATTTCAAACCGCCAGTCAGTTGCTAGGACATGCTATTACTGCCAAACAGGTTAAACTGGATCGCAAATTAAGAACTGTGGACTTGCAGATTAAAAAAATGCGTCTAGACCAGCAAAATCAGAAAGGTGGCACTAACGAAGACGCTGAAATAGAAGGCAAAGGTGTAGTGTTAGATAGAAATGCATTGCTCCAAGAAATACTCAAGAACAACAAATAAAACTTACAAACCGTGCTAAATACGACATAAGGACCCATCATGAAAACATTTATAGATTACTTAACAGAGGCCGCAGATAAGACATACGATTTTAAAATTAAATTGTGTTGCGAGCCTGACAAAGACAACCTAGATGCTATGGAGAATGTACTAAAAGCATACGACATGGTATCTATGGGTAAGCCAAAAAGGCTACCAGTTAAAGAACATCCAGGCGAATTTCCTAATAGAGGACCTATTGAAGTATACATTATTGACGCAAGTGTACGTATGCCTGTAACACCACCACAACTTAAAGAAATGCTGAAACAACGAGCTGGTATTAACGAAGCAGATTTGCTTGTGTATACCAAAGGTCAAGACGAGTCCTATGTCGCTGATCAAGGGCAAGAATCAGATGGTGCTCTATTAGGAAAAGATTATGACAAGTCAGACAACAGTGAATATGGTACAGAAAAGTTTAAGAACAGCATGTTGAAAGACCTAGAGCCTAGTATTAAACATGAGTATGCAGATCCTAATACTGAGCGGGGTAAAACCACAAACGACCTTCCGATGGGTGTCCAGAGTCCTATGGGATCTACTGCAAATGCAAATAAGAAGCCAGAGCATAAAAGTTCTGCTAGGTAAGTGTCATGAATAAACGAGAACTTACAAAAGACGAAACGCATGCAATAGCAACAAAAATGGCCAAGGAAGGCTTAAACGAAATCGAGGAGAATAGCGTGAGTAACAACGAAGAAGACGTCCAAGCCGAGGAAAGACAGAAAGACCTTACTTGGTTAGAAGACATTAAAAGATTATCAGGTTTAGCTAACACATACGAAAACAGTGCAGGCGCAATGACTGAGTATAAGGTTGACGAATCTACTGACTCAGATGAAGAAGTAGTTACTGAAGAACAAAGCCCAGCACAGAAAGCGGCATTTCAAAAGATGCTAGATGCTAAAAAAGGCAAAAAGTCAGACGAAGATGTAGAAGAACAAGTAGAGAAAGCAAGTGGTGTAAGAGCAGACACGAAGGGCAAAGTAGACAAGTCCGAAAAGAAACACTACCATTGCAAACTTACTAAGGACAAAACGACAAGAGGCGTTCGCATGGTAGCAGACGAGGGCGAATCAGAAGCTGACGTTAAAGCAAGATGTAAGCGTGAGAACATGGGTTGGGAACTAAAAAGCATTAGAAAACTCGTCGAGTCTGTTGAAATGGAAGGCGAGAAAAAAGATCATGATGGAGATGGAGACATCGACAGCAATGATTACTTAGCCGCTAGAGGTAACGCCATTAAAGCCGCTATTGCTAAAAAGAAGGGCGATGTTGAAGAAGGACTAGCAGAGCTTGCTGACTTACTTTCACTTGCTGGGTTAAAAGGCAAAGTAGAGTTAGATGAACTTGCTAACAAGCCAGGGCAGGGAACAAAAGAGACTACAACATACAGTGTTTCAGATGTTATAGACCAAGGCAATGACTTACATGCCAAGTCTAAGCAATACGCAGATAAAGCAAAGTTGGGTGACAACCCAATGGCTACTGAAGAAGTAGACGTAGTTGAAAACAAACTTTGGAAAGCATATCAAGCAGAATTAGCAGGCGTTAAAAAATGAAAAAACTAGCAGAATATTTTACAGAGTCAGAGCAAGGACATATTAGACCGCAAGTGGGTGATATATTTGATATCGTAATTAACGAAGAACTTGCTATTGAAGCAGATGTGTTAGAATCTACTGAGGATAAACTTGTTCTTGAATATGATGAACGTGGAATATCACTGCTAGAAGGTTTAGATTTAATTGAAGAAGAGGACACAGTCACCGAAGGCAAGGTAAAAGACCTACTTCTTGACATAGAAGAGCTTACTGACAAAGAGTTTCAGGACAAGTACAATATGTCTAAATTAGATGCTAAGGAAAAGTTTGATTTAGATGAAATGAGAAAACCTAATGTAATAACTCTAGCCGGTCGGGCCCATGACGCATTTAAAGAACTTAAAGATTATGAAGCAGAAGAAGTTGATTTTCACAAAGCAATAGATGACCTTGTACATAGAACATTTGGTCACCGCTCTAAAGAAAAGAAGATGGAAGCAGATCTTAGTGAAGCGTCTAACAACATTACTAAGATAAAAGACATTGTGTCCAAACAACAAGCAATGAAGATTGATGGCATTATGGTTGATATGTTTACAGCATCAGCAATCAGTCAGATTTACAATAAAGTAAATGATACAAATAAGAAAAAGATGGAAGATCTAGACATAACTAAACTTGCAGAACTTGCAATGAAGATGATGGAATCAAAACAATCGTATGACAATGTGGTAGAAGACGGTGATGAGTTAGACGAAGCAGAATATCAAGGTCGTGAAGTTAACCTCGGTAAGCCAATGCGTGGCGATGTGGCCAAGTATAAGGTCTATGTAAAAGATAAGAAGACAGGTAACGTTAAGAAAGTTAATTTTGGTGATAAGAACATGGAAATTAAACGTGACGATCCTAAGCGTAGAAAGTCGTTTAGAGCAAGACATGGTTGTGGTACACCAAAAGCCAGCGACAGAACTAAAGCACGTTATTGGTCCTGCCGTATGTGGTCCACAACGCCAGTAAGTAAAATTATATAATTATGAGAGTAAAAGACTTTATAACAGAGATTAAACAAGGAAAAGTCTTAGACTACCAGGAGAGGGCTATACCTGGTGCTAAGACATTCCCACGTATTGATCAAGGGTATGGACTGTATAGATTTGGACTAGCAATGGCTAGTAGCCCAGACGATATTGGTAACGGGATGCATGAACTTAACAATAGACCAGTAACACTATGTTATACTAAACAAGAAGAAGAAATTATTAATAAAGCTCTTAAAAAATTAGGGCTTTCATCAGAACAAACTACCAGCAACGGCAGTTATGAACCTACCGACACACAAAGTGTTAGCCCGATGCAACCACGTGATGCAGTAAAAAGGAAAAACAAGTGAGAGCAAATGAATTTTTAACTGAGGCAGAGGGTACTAAGTTAACACCAGAAGAACTTAAAGCTGAGATCGAAGCAAATAAAGCACCATTGGTAACTCCTTCAGGTTGGTCACGTGATAGTAATTCGTTTGGTGATCTTATTAGACTGGGTTTTATGACCAAAGAGTCAAGACCGTTAAGCGGTTCAGACTATCTAGTAACCCAAACTTATATAGGACCTGGACCAATAACAGTAGTACATAGTAGTGGCAGAGAAGAAGTTATCAACAAAGGTTGGAAGTTAGAATCTGAGGTAGATTACTCGTGAACGCAACCGACTTAATTAGAAGCGTATTAGATTTAATTGATAGTGTGGTAACAATTACCGCAGGACAAACAATAGACATTAGAGCATCTTCTGCTTTCGGAGAACACTCAATTGGTCCAAGAATGTCATTAGTCGCATTACCAATAGCAGTATAATAGCTAATGGCCGATAATGAAGATATCTGAACTACAAAAATTAGCAGGTATCAGAGAAAAAACATCTTGTATGGATATGGAAAACATAAGCCATACCGGTACTGAAAAGGCTAAGATAATGCGTAAGAAAAATATCCAGCCAGGCACACCTGAATGGTTTAAACTTTGGTTCAGCAGACCATATCTCACAAAAGAAAAGCCTTATTAAGCAACTCGCCTACCAGCACCTAAATACTTTTCCCACTTAGGATCTTTAATTTTAATAGGACTATTGCGCCACTTTGATGCCAGTCTCCAGTAGTCTGGTTCGTATGGTTTGTGTATGGGTTTTATTAGTTTGTCTGCTTTAGCATAATTGCATTTTTTACAACTAGTAACTACGTTAGTCCATGAAGATTTGCCACCTTTGCTTCTGGGTATAACATGATCGATAGTTAAGTCCTCAAAGTCAAATGTATCCTGGCAGTATTGGCATTGGAATAAATCACGCAAGTATACGTTAGCTCTACTAAATCTTACATAATGTCTTGGGTTAAAGTATTCTTTGGTAACTGCAACACTAGGTACATTTAATGTAAGGTTTTCACTGTGTACATGCCAGTCATTATATGTTTCTAACACTTGGATGCGTCCTAAAAACATTAACTTAATAGAGTGTTGCCAGTGTATAACTGAGAGAGGAAGTACTGATATTGGATTGTAATCTTTGTTGAGAAGCAAGGTGTGTGACATAAAAACCCTTTCTAAAAAGTATTTAACACTCCATGGAACACTGGTAAATATTAGTATGTCTAAGTCGCTCGACGGCGTTTTAATTAAAGCCGCACATAAACAAGAAACCTTTACTAAGCCTCAGATAAAAGAACTCATGACTTGTATGAATGGCAAAACTGGTTGCGAATATTTTATGAGCAACTACTTTTATATACAGCATCCTACAAGAGGTAAGTTGTTGTACAAACCTTTTGAGTTTCAAAAGCGCTTAATATCTACCTACAACGATTATAGATTTAGTGTTTCTCTGATGCCAAGACAAACTGGTAAAACAACCACTGCCGCTGGGTACCTGTTGTGGTATGCAATGTTTGTGCCAGACAGCACAATACTAGTGGCCGCCCACAAGTATGCAGGTGCTCAAGAGATTATGCAACGTATCAGGTATGCGTATGAGTCTGTACCCAATCATATACGTGCAGGTGTTACCAGTTATAACAAAGGAAGTATTGACTTTGACAACGGGTCACGTATCGTGGCAATGTCTACAACTGAGAACACTGGTCGAGGTATGTCTATATCATTATTATACTCAGACGAGTTTGCATTTGTGAGGCCTACTATTGCCCGTGAGTTTTGGACGTCCATATCACCCACACTTAGTACTGGTGGTAAGGCTATTATTACATCAACACCTAACTCAGATGAAGATCAGTTTGCATTTATATGGAAACAAGCAAACAAGAACATTGATGAGTTTGGTAATGAACAGGAAGTAGGCGTAAACGGTTTTAGAGCATTTAGGTCTGAATGGTGGGAACATCCTGACAGGGATGAGCAGTGGAAACAAGAGGAAATAGGGCGTATTGGTGAAGATAGGTTTAGACGAGAACATGGGCTAGAGTTCTTAATCTATGACGAAACTCTTATAGCACCAACTACTCTAATAGAGTTGGAGTTTAAAGAGCCTGTGTTCAAGCAAGGACAAGTACGCTGGTTTAAACATCCTGAAAAAGACAAAACTTATGTTCTCAGTTTAGATCCTAGTTTGGGAACAGGTGGCGATTACTCCGCTATACAAATATATGAGTTGCCCACATTAGAACAGGTGGGTGAGTGGCAAAATAACAGAACACCGATCCAACAGCAAGTTAAACTACTACAACAGATTACAAGTTTTCTAGCAGAAACAGTTAACAAGAATAACATATACTACAGCATAGAAAACAACTCTATTGGCGAAGCCGCATTAGTAAGCATTGCCGAAATAGGAGAGGAAAATATTGCAGGAACATTCCTTACTGAGTCCAGATCTCATGGGAACTCTAGTCGATTTAGAAAAGGGTTTAATACTACTGCACGTAATAAACTAGCCGCATGCGCTAAGTTAAAGAGCCTAATAGAGAGCAAAAAACTAAAAGTACATAGCAAAAATTTAATTAGTGAATTAAAAACATTTGTGGCACATGGTGGCAGTTATGCTGCCAAGACTGGTGAAACAGATGACTTAGTAATGAGTTTGGTATTGATAACCCGCATGATGCAGGGATTGCAAACATACGATGCTAGTCTAGACACAGCGTTGAGAGACCATAATGACAGTCTAGAGTTTCCTATGCCCTTTGTGATCTTTTAAATTTTTTAGATAAATAGATTTATGAGCGAAATTGAACCAATAGCGCAAGGATTATACGACAAATTAAAGAACAGATTTGGCGAAATTGCTATATCTGATGAATCAGCAAAGCCTACTAGTATCTTAGAAGATGGGCGCTTCTTTAATTTTGATTTTAAACTAGGAAGTAAAAATTACGGTAATGTTACCATTAGTATTAATGATGGTGACAGTCTAAAAGTATTCTTTAATAGACGTATCAGTAAGAAGATGGACGAAGAAGATCGTCCATCATGGTACAAGTTTTTAAAGGCACTACGCAGTTTTTCACGTAGAAACATGCTGAGGTTCGATACTAGAGATATAACAAGATCCGCATTAACAAAAAAAGAGATTAAAGATATGGCCACCAACGTCGACGTTTACGATAAATCAGAGCTTAATCAAATTGCCACAGAAAGCAAGTTATATGGTAGCAAGAAAAGTAGTTACCAAAAAATGGTAGCACGAGAAGGCCAGAATCCTGTTAAAATTATTGTTAGACATGCTAAAAATATTGATGAAGAAAAGCATGGCGCAAGAGCAAGGAATATATCAGCAGTTTTCTTAGAAACTCAATCAGGTGAAAGATTTAAACTACCATTTATTAAATTGGTAGGTGCAAGAGCCATGGCTAGACACTTAATGAATGGTGGCGGTGTCGGCGATGAGTTGGGAACACATATTGTAGAGCTAGTTGAAGAGATGGCAGATTTGGGCCAATTTGTTAGACTAATGAAAAACAAACCCTGGGAGAATAGAGAAACTAAGGAAATGATGGAAGCCTCGGTTGACAGATACCAAGGTGTGAGGGCAACTCTCAATAGTTTAACAGGCCCTAAAGGCTATAGTAAATTTGCAGAAGCATTTAACCCACAAGTTAAAGAACTAGATGAGTTTAATGCAGACACTGTTAAAGAAAAGTTTATACAACAGAGCTTCCCAGAAAAATTAGAATCAGCATTGCCGCATGTATACAGTGCGCACAAAGTATGGAGTAAGAATATGTCAGAGCAGTTACAACAAGTGCATGAATTTGTGCGTTCAGATGAGTCTGTTCAATTAGGTAAAACACACGGCAACAAGGCTTACTTTGAATCATTAAGGTTTGTCGACACAAAAGCATTATTAAGAACAGTACTAGAGCAAGTGTCAGATCAAGCAGACGGAGCAATTAAAGAGTTTGCAACCAAATGGGCATCTCGCCTTAACACTATTGAAGAACAAGTTGACGAATCTTTAAAAGAAGAATATGGTATGGCTGTGCAACTTGCCAAGCAATATATTAAAGGTGTTAAGTCGATTAAGGGAGGTCAAGTTGCTGAAGGATCTAATAACGATATTAAAGAGTTGTTCAATGATTGGATGAATAGCGAATATGCCCCGTTCGATGACGACTCAGGTGATGATAACGCAGTATTCACCAAAGCATTAAACTTTGTTGCAGATCGCATGGATAATCGTTCAGACTCGGAGAGTTATGCTTATAAATTAGCAGATATGTTTCAGGGTGTTAAGGGTAAAGGTTCAGAGCTAGATGAATATGCAGACTGGGCAGACAGTGTAATTGAAGAAGACGATGAAGTTGACGAAGATCCAATACGTGAACTTGTGCTATACATCGAAAACGATGGCCAATTATATCAAATGCAAGGCGAGCCTATTATGCGTAACCTCACTAAGAAGTGGGACAAAGGCGTATATGATCATGACAAAGCCAAAACACTTTGGAAGTACTATGCAGACACCGGTGCTAGAAAATATGGCAAAGATTACGGTGCAAATGATGGCTTTAAGATGTTCTCGCCAGCAGTACGTAGAGCTGTGGCAAGTGAACTAGCAGATAACTGGCATGAAGAACTTAAGGCTGGTAACAAAATGGAAGGTGCTGGTGATGCACCAGCAGGTTATGACCCACACAGAGATCCTGTATTAACACAAACACCTGCTTATAAAATGAGCATGGGGATTCAGAAAGGTTTGCAGTCAGGCAAGAAAATGTTTAACAAGTTTAGACAAGGCATAGCAGACAAGATAGCACCTGCTAATAAACAAAATGAAGAGCAAAATGTGGCGGAAGCGGAAGATCATGTTGAACTACAAAAGCTGATAGGACAACACCTTCCTGTAGGTCAAGATGGCAGTAATGCTATTACAGCACTTACGGGCATTATCGACAATGAAGAGTTAAACGCAGGATTACAAGACATTGCCGATAAGCAAGGATCAGACAGTTGTGGTAGACCAGCAGTTTACAAGTATCTACAGGATGCAAATCCAGAGTTATTAAAGTTATTAGACTTTGGTGACATGACAATGGAAAACTTGGGCGGTGATGCCAGTGAGGAATTTATTAATTCAGTAACTGACCAGAAGAAAAAGAAACACGGCGAAACAACAGCAGAAGATTTAAAACGGTTAAGCGGATTAATTTAACCGTTTAGACTTGACTAGATAAATAAAAGTGCGTACACTACTAAACAAGTGTGCGTATTTTAGGCATACATTATGGCAAACTTATTAAGGAGTAATACATTATGGCAACATCATTGGCCGATATCAGAGCAAGACTGCAACAACAAGACACACGATCCGGAAGTAGTTCAAGTGGGGGTGGCGACAATGCTATCTTTGCACACTGGAACATAAAAGAAGGCGACACTGCAACTATCAGGTTCCTCCCTGATGGCGATCCTAAAAACGATTTTTTCTGGGTAGAACGTGCTATGATCCGTTTACCTTTCCAGGGTATTAAAGGACAAGCAGACAGTAAACCCATACAGGTACAAGTACCCTGCGTTGAAATGTGGGGAGAATCCTGTCCTATCCTAGCAGAAGTTAGAACATGGTTTCAAGACAAGGGTCTAGAAGACATGGGTCGTAAGTATTGGAAGAAGCGTAGTTATTTGTTTCAAGGTTTTGTAAAAGAGAATCAAATGCAGGAAGACAAAACACCTGAAAACCCGATTCGCAGATTTGTAATTAGTCCACAAATCTTTAATTTAATTAAGGCAGCACTTCTTGATCCAGATATGGAAGAGTTGCCAACTGATCCTACTAAGGGATTAGACTTTAGGGTAGTTAAGACCACAAAAGGTGGGTACAGTGACTACTCTACAAGCAATTGGGCAAGGCGAGAGTCTGCACTAACTTCAACAGAAACTGCGGCAATAGAACAATATGGTTTATTCAACTTAGTTGATTTTCTACCTAACCGCCCAGACGAAACTGCACTAAAAGTAATGAAAGAAATGTTTGAAGCATCTGTAGATGGGCAACCATATGATGCAGAGAAATGGGGTAATTACTTTAAACCAGCAGGTATGATGCGGACAGCAACAGAAACCAGTACTGCACCAGCGGCAGTGTCAGCACCAGCGGCAGTGTCAGCACCAGCGGCACCAGTAACAGTAACTACTCCACCAAGTAGCCAAAGAGCAGAAGACATTTTGGCTATGATTAGAAATAGACAAAAGTAACACAACCTCCTCCTAGTAGTAAGTAGTTAAAAGTGGGTACCCAGGTGGGTACCTGCTTTAGTACTACGATAAACATGCTAACACAACTTGATTATGAACTGTTTCCTAACAACCCTGAGGTATACAGACTACCGTCAGGAGAACTAGTGGCTAGAATATTTAAAAATGCAACTAGTAGTTTGGATAGACAAGGTTACGAGTTAGCTACACTAGACGAAATAGAACAAGCAAATACAATTACAGCATATTGGCGAGAACCTGTAGCAAGGTTCTGTAGCGGAGTAAGTACGTTTGTTCAACAAACAGGCATCAGAGTAGAAGATGCTGTTCAATATCTATTTTTAAATAGGCACTATGCCCCACAGTTTTACAGTTTAATAAATCTTAGACGTTTTATGAACAGACATGCTTGTTTTAGTTTTAAGGAGTTAGGCGACATTGGTTCTATAACAGAGTTTCATGAAGTGCCTTACAGTAAAACAGAAGTGCCAATTACAGACAAAGTACATTTTTACCTAACGTGCGATAAGGTTGTCTGGGAAAAGTTTTTAGATACAACAGTGCATATTAACGAAGTATTACGTGTACTTAAATTATTTCATATAGGATACTATAAAGAAGTCTTTGAACATAGTAAAACAATAAATGCAAGCATTTAAAGAACTAACGTGCCACAGTATTATGTACATACAGTACGAAGTTATGGAGCATCTTGCCAATTACGAGCTAGAAGAAGGCTGGAACGATATTGACGAAGCAACTTGTCTACGTAGTTGTCCTAGACTCATGCTATACCTGAAAGAACTTAAACTGGCTCCTAGAGATATCGCATGTACATACCTTACTGAACACTTAGACTTGCACGTAGATGCCAAGCCGGTAGTGGCTAAACTTAATATACCAATACAACATTGTGTGGGCAATATAAACTACTGGTATGACGAGGACGTAAGTCACAGAAGAACTAAAAAAGATAAATTCAACAGAAACGTTCCTGACTTAGCAGGATGGGTACCAAAGTCTAATATTATAACACATCAATTCTTTACAAAACCAATAGTGTTTAACAGCCAAATACCGCATGGTGTTAAAGTTACATACGGTCCACGTATAGTTTTAAGTATAACATTTTTTAATGAGCCGTTAAATGAACTGCATTAGATTCAAGCACTTTGCAAGACTTAACCCTGACGGCACAGTAAGCCGATGTGGTCACATGGTAAAACCTCCTCGTTTTAATTCATTTAATGACATGAATAACAGTGACTGGAACAATAACTTAAAAGATTGGCCTGTCGAATGTGTTAGATGCAAAGTTAGCGAAAATCAGGGCAAAGAAAGTGTTAGGCAATTCAGTAACAAACAACATGAAGAACTATCTCAAGCTCATAAAGATTATCTAATCATTGGTGGAGTGTTGGATAATATATGTAACTCTGCATGTCAACATTGTAATCCACACTTAAGCACAAAGTTTGGCGCCATTGCTAATAATAAGATAATAGTAGACAACACAGATAAATTTTACAACTTTCCGCAGGAACGTATTGTTAAGTTAGATATTAATGGTGGAGAGCCCACAGCAAGCCCCAACTACAAAAAATTACTGGAGTATTTGCCTGCTAACGTGCGTTATGTGAGAATAAACACAAACGGCAGTCTACGTATAGATCCAACGCCTTTGCTTAACCGTGGCATTGATGTTACAATAACTATGAGTTTAGATGGCATAGACAAAGTACATGATTACTTACGTTGGCCCGTTGTTTGGAAGACATGGTTAAAACAATTTAACTATTACAACGAATTTAAAAACAAGAACTTCCATTTAGATGTATGGTCAACTATAAGTGCATTAAACCTTAAAGACTATCCTAACATCAAAAAGTTTACAGAAGATAAGGGTGTTAATTGGGCATGGGCATTTTTAGAATCACCAGATGTATTAAGCATTAGACACACAAACTTTTTAACTGAACCTGCTAACGAGTTATTTGATGTGGTGGGGACAGAGCAAGACAACAGTCAGAAACTAACAGCGTGGTTAAAGTACCAGGATACTATTAGAAAAATCAATTACAAGGACTACTTATGAAAATAGCAATTACGGGTGGAACTAACGGTATAGGTAAGGCATTACTAGAACATTACATTAAAAAAGGACACACTGTGATGGATTACAGTAAACGAAATGGTTGGGATATTATACACCATGAACGTATTGCTGAACGAGTAGCACAATGTGATTGGTTTTTTAATAATGCACAACAAGGTTATGCACAGACTGAGCTACTGTTTGGTGTATATGAGTACTGGAAGGATAAACCAGGCAAAAAGATAATAAACATTAGCAGTATGATGGCTGGAATGACAGTTAGTTGCTTACCGGGTTACGACATGTTAAAGTATCATCATCAAAAGCGAACGCTGGAAAGCGCAGTAGAAGTGTTACGAAATAAGATGACTTGGCCACAGCTAGTTACCGTACGACCTGGTAAAGTAGACACACAGGGAGAAGGCGGTGCTGATGTAACGGCCTGGGTAAGCAAATTGGTGCGTATACTTGAAGAAGACCAAGTTGGCATGGAAATATACGACATTAGTCTAGCATAATGGACCCTAAAGAATACGTAACAAACAAAGTTAGGTGCCCGATCCCCTGGACCGGCATAATGATCAACCATGACGGACAAGTTAAGAATTGTATTAGAGCATACGAGGATATAGGTGATTTAAAGACAACTCCCATTCGTGATATTGTATTAGGTAGTAAAAATATAGAGATACAACAGGCACATCAAAACAATAACAAGCACAATAGTTGCCAGGGGTGTCATAAGCTAGAAGAACAAAAAACAGACTTTAATATCATTAGCGACCGCAAGTATTACATTAAAGAAATGCGTAATGTAGACAAAGGCATATACGATCATAATACACATGAACTACATCAGATAGATGTACGCTGGCAAAATACCTGTAACTTTGCTTGTATATATTGTGGTCCTGAATTTAGTAGTAAGTGGGCACAAGAGGTTAATATACACTTACCAACACCCAGCAAAGAAAACTATGACGACTTGCGTAACTATGTTTTTGACAATGTTAAAAACTTAAAGAACGTATATCTAGCTGGTGGTGAGCCCATGCTAATGACAGAGAACGAAGAACTGTTAGAGCTACTGCTTAAACACAATCCCGACGTAAATCTACGCATTAACACTAACCTAAGTCATACTAACACACGAGTGTTTGATTTGGTATGTAAGTTTAAAAACGTACACTGGATTGTGAGTGCAGAGACCATGGGAGATGACTATGAGTACATACGTTATGGTGGTCAATGGGCAACATTCTGTCATAACCTACGTTGGATCAAGGACTTAGACCATAAGATAACATTTAACATGTTGTACTTTGCTCTTAATGCATTTACCGTCTTTTATTTTATTGAAAAGTTTAAAAATGACTGGAACTTTCATCCAAATGCATTTGTAATTGGGCCCGTTTTACAACCTGAAGCACTTAACGTTCGGCATCTTCCTAAATTGACATTAGATAGGATTGGTGTTATACTACAAGAGAAGATTAACGAACACCCTGGATATCTATTAGAAGATAGTTATAGGAATTTATTGAGGTATATACAAGAGCCGTTTAAAAAAGATCCAAACAGCACTGTAGATTTTTTAAAGGAAATAGACGCTCGTAGAGGCACAGACAGCGAGCAGGCATTCCCTTACATATATAAACTAATGAGGCAATAACATGGCACAAAAACCCTTTGATGTATCAAAATTTAGAAAAGGCTTAACCAAAAGTATTGAAGGTATCAGTTTTGGATTTAATGATCCAACAGATTGGATCAGCACAGGCAACTATGCACTAAACTATCTTATCAGTGGCGACTTTAACAAAGGTGTGCCACTAGGTAAAGTTACAGTGTTTGCCGGGGAGTCTGGCGCAGGTAAAAGTTATATTTGCGCAGGTAATATTGTAAAAGAAGCACAAGCACAGGGTATCTTTGTTATCTTAATCGACACTGAAAACGCACTTGATGAGAATTGGTTAAAAGCACTTGACGTTGACACCAGCGCCGACAAACTGCTAAAACTTAACATGGCCATGGTTGATGATGTTGCTAAAACAGTAAGTGACTTTATGATAGAGTATAAAACACTACCGTCAGATGACAGGCCTAAAGTATTGTTTGTTATTGACAGTTTGGGTATGTTGTTAACACCTACAGATGTTGACCAGTTTAACAAAGGTGATATGAAGGGTGACATGGGTCGTAAGCCCAAGGCACTAACATCACTAGTACGTAACTGTGTAAACATGTTTGGTAACGCTAACGTAGGGCTTGTAGCAACCAACCATACATATGCAAGTCAGGACATGTTTGACCCTGATGACAAAATATCAGGTGGACAAGGCTTTATCTATGCAAGCAGTATTGTTGTTGCAATGAAGAAGATGAAACTTAAAGAAGA